ATCGTTGCTGTCGGTGTTGAGCACCGTTCGCCAGTGCGACCTACCCATCGCTTCCGGCGAAGCGAGCTGAGCGAAGCCGGTAAACGCTGCACGCATCAGCGAGGCATCGTGGCGCTCCAGCGTGCGAAGAGCTTCTATGCAGTCCGCTACGGCGGCCAAGTTGTCGGCGATGCGGTGATACACGTCGCACGGGATGCACTGAGCCTGTCCGTCGAGCTGAAAATACACGGCGACGCCCGGGTCGCTGGGCTCTCGCCGCCCGCTTCGAGGCAGTCCGTCATTACGCAATGCTAAGTCGCTGCTGATGATGATCGAGTCAGGCGGGACGCGGTATGTTTGGCCGCTTCGTGTGAATTTATCAAGCGCGTCGGTGACCCGACTGCGGGCTTCTGCCACGGTGAGCTCTTTCAAACCCCATCCATTGCTATTGCGCTTGCCGAATCGACCGTTCTTTCGTTCATCGGCTGGCGTTCGCGGCTTAGCTGCTGGCCAGCTCAGCGGTGACGCGGTTATATCGTCCATCGTGATCTCCTATTAATCGAGCATGCTCAAACTCCGTGCAGCGCACGATGACGCGGCTTTTGCTTTTGCTCATGGCGGGCATGGTGGAAAACGGCAGGCGGCTGCAGTCGTCGAAAGTGTGGCGGCAGGCCATGCACATGCCGCCTTTGGGCTGGTGGGTCATTGCTGGGTCTCGGCATTGCATTTGCAGTAAGTGCCATAAGCGCCGCATTCCAGCTCGCAGTTAGGGTGTGGATCGCTATGATCCGAAGCCACCAATCGAAGCGGCCCGACTTCCTGCTTAACCCGGTTAATAGCATCATTGACCTGCATAACTACGCGAGCAACGCTTGGCGCTTTGTCGAATTTCGTTTCCTGCAAAAGCAGGCGAAGCCTTTCCAGCGCCTCTACCTGCTTGAGCGCGTCGCGGCGGTCAAGGCTGATGGCGGGTGACTCATAGATAATGTCATGCAGCAGCCCAGGCATAGAAAGCCCGCCCTTGTACGCGCGACTCTCCTCTGCCTTGATCCGCTCCACCTGCACCGCCAGCGCATCTCGATCCTCTTCCAGCTTCTGCCGCAGCGCTATCTGCGCTTCCTCGGCAGCGCGGTAGGCGTCGCGTTCGCGCTCAAGCTCGGCAAGGGCTGCATCGTGTACGTCCTTTCGCACATACTCGACCGCCTCGCTGGCGTCCATGCCTTCGCCTGGGGCTGGATCGTCGCCCCATAGCAGCGTGGATTCTCCATCGTGCTCACCGGGGAATAGCCAGATGCGCTCGACGGCTTGTCGCTTAATGTCGTTTGTGTTCATGACTAAGCGCACCTCATGCTAGCTAGCTGCTTGGCCTGCTCCGCCACTTCATCGCGCAGGCGCTGGGCTTCACGCTCAAGCGCGTCGTAATCGTTCAGGCGCTCTAGCTTCTCTTTTTCCAGCTCCTCGTTGCGAATACTCAACTGCTCGTTAATCGCCTCAAGATTTTCTAGTGTTCGCTCCATGGGTATCTCCGGTAATGATGTAGCGGTCGCGGCTCGGGCCTACTAGCGGCTTTTGGCCGGGCTCTAGGTGCCAGTCGAATTCATGCAGGCACTCATCGCACTGTTTCAGATTGATCGAACGAAACAGGCGTAGGCGCTCGCTGCCGCAGCGCGGGCAGTGTTTGGTGGTGGGTTTCATAGTCCGGCATTGAGGTAGGTGTGCTCCGCCCGGTGCTTTAGGGCGCTTTTCAGGCATCGCCGATGATTAGCCTCTATCCGCGCATCGTTTAACCGACGGGCTTCTCTAACCTGAGCGATGGCAAAGCGGCAATCCTGATTCCAGAATGCGCGGTTGAGCCTTCGGCTTGTGCTGATCTCTTCGTAGGTGGTCATGCGGCCTCACTTGCTGGCATAAACCGGCTTTCGTGCAAAAAGTTGGCCTCAACGATGGCCCGTGCAAGCGGCGGGGAGACGCTGTTGCCGATCAGGCGCACTTGCTTGTGCTTCGCCAGCGGCTTGCCGTCGATCTCTGCAAATTGGTAGTGCGCGGGGAAACCTTGCGCCATGGCGAGCTCATGCGGCTGCAGCATGCGCATGCCAATATCCGCGATGGCGTATTGCTCGCCGTCGATCATGACCGTGACCAGCTGGAGGCGGTCTTTCGTCGTGACCGTGGGCGCTGGCTGGCGAAGGTCGCGGCCTGTTTCGCCGCTGCCGCTGCCGTAGTAGGGCGCCAGGAACGCCGCCGTTAGATAGGCGTGCGTTGTGCTGGCACAGATCGTCGTCAACGGCTCCCGGGCATCTTTGGCGCTGCGCTGGCTGCCCTTCATGTTGATCATGAACGCAGAGACCAGGGCGTTATGGTCGGTGGTGGTGACGGTGGGCAACGGGTCACGCAGATCCGCACCGACAACGCCGGTGTAATGCTTGGCTAGGAAGGCCGCCACAACGGCATGCTTAGCGCCGCCAGCGACAACGGTCCCTAGGGGCTTCTGCAAATCTAGGCAGCGAGGCGATTGACCCTTGCGCTCGCCGTATCCAGTCTGAATAAGTGTGGGAGCAACCAGCGCATAGCCCGGCGCGGTGGTGATCGTTTGGAGTGGCTCCAGTAGCGACTGCCCGCGAAACGGCGTGTAGTAAGCCGCGGTGTGGTTCAGCTTCACGATAAATGGCTGCTGATGCTCGACGACAAAGCGCATCACACCCTTGGCGATCCGGTTTAGTGTGGCTGTGGTCAGTGGTTTCTTGCGGCCGAAAATCGAGGGGCACGGTAGCGACCAATCGATACACTCGGCAGCCGTGCGCCACGGCTGAAGCTTCCGGCGCTGAACGCTGGGCGCTTTCGGGTCCGCGTGTGTTGGCGTCGGCCATACGATAGGCAGGCCGTCGCGCCGTGCGATCAGGAACAGGCGCTTACGGATGGTAGGCGCACCGTAGTCGCAGGCGCGCAGGGTCCGCCAGTCTACCTGGTAGCCGTGGCGCTTGAGCGCCCGCACGAATCCGTTGAAGGTCTGTCCCTTCCGCTTTGGGCATGGGCGCGTCTTTCCGGCAGCGTCTTTGATCAGCGGCCCCCAGTCGAGAAACTCCTCGACGTTTTCCAGCACGATAACGCGGGGCTTCACTTTTGCCGCCCAGCGCGCCGCGACCCAGGCGAGACCGCGCACGCTCTTGGAGACCGGGCGCCCGCCCTTGGCCTTGCTGTGATGGCGGCAGTCAGGGCTAAACCACGCCAGCCCTACAGGCATGCCGTTTGTCGCCTGCTCGGGGTCAATGTCCCACACGTCAGCGACAGCATGCTCACTGCCCGGATGGTTCGCAGTGTGCACGGCGATGGCGGTGGCGTCGTGGTTGATGGCGAGGTCCACCGAGCGGCCCAGGGCCTGCTCAATCCCCTCGCTGGCTCCGCCCCCGCCGGCGAAATTATCGATGACCATCTCGTGGCCAAACAGGTTTAGGTTACTCAATGCTGCTCTCCCAAAAAGAAGCCCCGCACAGGCAGGGCTAGAAGTGTTTCAGTCGCTTGGCTCGGCGCCGCGCTCGTTTGCGCTTGGCCTGACGCTGGTGGGGCTTTGTCAGGCCGGAGCCTTGGATGATGGGCGGCGGGGAGTGGATGGGTCGCCACGTTTCAAATAGTCGCGTTGGCTGGCTGCCAATAGCGGCGGCAATGGCGCGCACGGCTACGCTGCTGAGAATTTGCATGCTACCTCCTGGCGCTAGAACGGAATCTCGTCATCAAACTCGTCAAAGTTGCCCGGATCAGGCGCGCCGTAATTGCTCTGCGGTGCGCTGTACTGGCCTTGCGGCGCTTGATTCTGAGGCGGCCGGTTCTGCGGTGGTCGCTGGTTTTGAGGTGGGTAGCCGCCTTGCTGGCCGTTTGCGTATCCGCCCTGAGGCTGGTTGGTGTAGCCGCCTTGTGGCGCTTGGCCTTGGTGACCGCCTTGATAGTCACCAGTACGGCCATCGAGCATTTGCATATCGTTGGCCACAATCTCAGTGCTGTACCGGTCTTGGCCGTTCTGGTCCTGCCACTTGCGCGTTTGTAAGCGGCCCTCGATATAGACCTTGCTGCCTTTCTTCAAATACTGCTGGGCAATCTCAGCCGTCTTGTTGAACAGCACGACCTTGTGCCACTCGGTGCGCTCCTGGCGTTGTCCGGACTGCCTGTCGAGCCAAGTGTCTGAGGTCGCGACATTCAAGTTGGCGACCGCCGTGCCCGATGGGGTGAATCGAATATCAGGGTCTTGGCCCAAATTGCCGATAAGGATGACTTTGTTGATTCCGCGAGCCATAAGCCCTCCAAAAGAAAAGGCCCCGGAGGGCCTCGTTTAAGTCCGCAAATTAGGGCTGGAAGGTGCCTAGCAAGCACTCGCTCTCTGGCAAACCATCCGTCACCAGCTTGGCAAACTCGGCGGCGATCTCTTCTTTAGCGGCATCGAGCGCGATGGCGCGCAGCCCAAACGATGGACCTCCTTTCGTCTTGCTGGACACGCGCATTGCCAGAGTGCGCTCTGTTAGCCCCTCATAGGGATTGAGCTTCCAGTAAATTACCGTGGGCAGGCGGTCAGCATTCTTGACGGTGACGCTATTCATCACGCCTACACGGCTAGAATGCTCCTGCTTATCGCTTTCGATACTGGTGAGGTCATCCAGGCTGACCTTGCGGAACGCGTGAATCACTTTGCCGCGCTCCAGCGCTTCGCCTTTGCTGTTCTCAAACGTCAGCAGATGGCCCCAATCTTCGACCAGCTCGACCATATCCTCCTGCCCGAAGGTGCTGCCGTCAGCGTTTAGGTAGGCGCTAAACTCTGGCGTCTTGGGCAGATTTAGCGAGGCTGAGTGGTCGCAATGACCCGGGCTAGCCTTGTCGCCAATATCCAGATAGGAGCATGCCGCCATGGCGTCGCGGTCGATGAAAACCGGAGCGTCGGCTTGACGCGCTGATACATAAGAAATGAAGTCCCGCAAGCCCTTGGTCTTGAACTGGCCACGGAATCGGCGGCGGCTATCTTGGTACTTCTCCATGTCCACAAGCTTGAAACCTTCTCCGACAATCAGAGCGTGACCATCGGCAGCTTCGGTGCCCGTTTTATGGCTGGCTTCAATGTGCTGCAGGGCGTCTTTAGTCAATGACATTAGTGCTGCTCTCCTTGATGAGCATCCTTACGATGCGGGTGGCCAATCATGTCGAACTGGTTCTTGGGCTCTAGCGTCATTTCGCCGCCCGTGTTCACGCACATGACCGTTTCGGTGGTGTGCTCTTCAGACTGCATGCCGTGCTCGGTTGGGATTTTGAAGGCCAGCTTGTGAGTAACGCCGACCCGGCTGCCAGAGCCAATGTTCTCGATTGTCAGATCAATCGATACTTTGGCCTTCTTCTTCGGGTTGCTCGTTGCCGCCGCTGCTGCGTGGCTCAGAACAGTACCCAGGCGTTCAGCCAATACGCCGCCATCCAAGTCCTCAACGAACTTGGTTACATCAGTGGGGTGTGACATTGCGATTTACCTCTTCGAGGTGGGGTTATGGGGCATTTGCCCCGGGTGGGTGAATCGTTTGGCCATTAAAAAGCCCCTGCGTGAGGGGCTAGGCTGCGTTCAGCTGGGCCATGGCTTCGGGATACCCTGACCAGTTATCCACGCCCGCGGCTTTCAAGGCGTCTAGCATGGCCTGGGCGGCGAGCAGCCGGTCATACTCCTTGCGGGAGATCGTCACTTGCTCCGGCGCTTTGACTTGGCTGCCGCGCTGGAATGAATCGGCAGCGGCATGTAGGCGGCTGGTATCGAGCGGCTTATGCTCGGCAGCGGCGGGCACCGGTTCCGGCTCTGGCTCTGGCTGAGGTTCAGGTTGCGGTTCAGGCTTGCGCTTCTCAGCTTCCTCGGCTTGGCGCTTGGCTTCGGCCTCTGCCGCTTCTCGCTGCGCCTTGGCCGATTCCTCCTGGCGGATGCGTTCGCGCTCGGCGTCTAGCTTGGCTTGCTCGGCGGCTTTGTGCTGTGCGATGCGTGACGTAATCACCGCCTGAAGGTCGTCGCGCTGTTTCTGAATCAGGTCGCGCCAATCGCTGAACAGGAAGGCGTATTCGCCTTGCTCCTTGTCGAGCAACACCTTGTTGCCGTTGATCTCGTTCGCCAGCTGCTGGCATTCGATCTTAGCTCGGGCTACTTCATCATCGGCAGCGGCTTGCAGGGGGGCGATGGTCTTCTTACCCTTCATCGCGCCTGCAATGTCCAGGTTGACATCAGGCACAATCGGGCAGTCTTGCTCGGTCAGCCAGTCCATAAAGCCGTCTTTGGCTTTGCGCTCAATCTCGACGCGGCGGTTGTTTTTCTCTGCCTTCACCAGCTTGTCGAGGTGTAGCCGCTTTTGCCGCATGGTTTCGCGCAGCTCGTCGATAGTGTCGAACAGCTCGGCAATGCTGGCGGTTTGCTCAAGGGCGCGCTGTTTGCTTTCTTCCAGCTGCTTTTCGCCTTTCTGCAGCCATTTCACCGTGCTGTCGGCGTCGGCAAAGTCCTTGTCGGTGACCAGCTGGGTCTTGATGCCGTCGATCATGGCCAGCGCTTTGGCTTTGAAGTCCGGCAGGTTAGACGCTTGCACGCCACCGGTCATCTGGATGCTGAGTCCGGGCAGCTTGTCCGGCGCTTCGCCTTGCGGAGCGACCTTTTGCTCCTGCGGCTGATAGGCTTCCAGATCGGCCTTAAATTGCGCCCAGCCTGCAAACAGCGCCGCGATGCGCTCCGGCGTGGTGGTGTACCAGAACCAGTTGCAATCCTCCTCTGTGCCGTCACTGGCCATAAACAGGCACTTCTCGGCACCGCTGACCGCTAACTGCTGATCCATTTGCACCTTGTAATGCTCGGCCAGCGTTTCAGCCGTGGCGGTGCGCAGCTCGTCGTTGATGAGCTTGTGTTCCCAGATCACCGTTTCCATCATGGTGCAGCCGTCGAAGCTAGCTAGCATCCATGGGTGATCGTCGTGCGTCGCAGTGACAGGGTATAGCTCGTCACCGATGATGCGCTCGGCAATCGGTCGCGCACTGGCTTCAGCGGCATGCCCCTTGTCAAACAGGAAGCGCTGAACCCACCAGCTAATTTCTTTGGACTCGCCAGTGTATTTCGCATGCAGCAGTTCATTTCGGCGCATCTGCTTTGAAACAGTCGCCATAACAGGCGCTTCACTGGCTGTATTGCACTCGGCTCGTAGTGCGTGCCATTCGTCAGAGCCTTGAATCACGTCATGGATATTCATGCGGCCTCCTGGCTGGCTAGGTTGAGGATTGCGTTTTTCTGCTCGGTGGTCAGTTCAGCCTTACTGCTGACCATCTTGATGACCTGCTCTGGAGTCTTCTTGCCGGACTCGATCAAGTCACGCCATGCCGGGAAATTGCTGTCGAACGACTCTGCCGGGTAATGGGGCAATGCCTGCGCTTGAGGCTGGGCTTGAGGGGTAATGTCTTTCTCGGCATGGGCGAAATGCTTGCCTTCCATTTCTTCGGCGGTGGGCTCCGAGCCAATCTCAGGCCATGCCTTGCGCAGCGCTTGGGCTTCTGCACACTTGGCTAGTTGCCCAAAGGGTCGCTTCTTCCACATCGCGTTGGGCGCTTCTGAGGAGGCTCCTGCCGTGGCGTAGTTCTCAATCCAGTACTCTTTTGAGGTGTAGGCAACGCGCATGCCCGACACGATCTTGTAGACGGTGTACTTGCACCACTCAGGGTAAGCCACCTTCACCGTGATGGGGTTCTTGTTGAAGTCGTGCCCCTGAAACTCTCGCTCAACGGTAGGGCCAAACTCCGGCTCGTCGGCACCGGCGTAGTTGCCGGAGCGATCCGCCTGGATGCGGTAAAGGCCAATGCCCGGCATCGGCACGTCGCGCCAATCCTTCTTGCCGCTTTGAGCGTCTTTGACCTGCATAGGCACCAAGTGAACCGGCTTTAGCATGATATCCAGCTGACGGGCGCGGCAGTAATCAACTGCCATGATGATGGAATCAGTGCGGGCGCCCGGGTAAAGCGTGGAGCAAAGGGCGTTCCACATTGATTCGTCGATGCCACGCTGGGCCAGCATGGGGTACTGCTCAGCCCATTGTGTTGCTGCTACTGCATTGCTCATATAGACTCCTGATTGATCTTCTCGACGTTGATCTGGCCCGCTACCTGTTCGCGCAGGAGCGGGCTTTTTAGTTGGTGGGTGGTAAAGGCCTTGGCCGCCATAGTGTTGGCTGACATTGAGCTTTCGGCCGACGATAATTAGGAGGCAGGCAGGTGCTGTCTTGCTCAATTCCAATCCAGCCATCTCCAGGCGCGTACTCCGATCCATTCCAAGAGCACCAGCGCACAACCTCAACGCCGTGCGGAGTAACGGCATCAATGTCTGTGCCATCTTTTGGCGCGGTCTCAATCGGCTGCCACCCAGCCAGCAGCGCCTTTAGCTCGTCTTCCTCGGCAGCGTTGAATCGGCTGCCGCCTTTAGTGACCGGGTAAACCATGCCGACGCCCTCGACAAAGCGCGGCGGGCCGGTGATTTTCCATTGGTTCACGGCTCAATCCTCCGAAACTCAACGACCCACACCCAGGGGTTTGCATCCCAGCTATCGGGGCCGTTTATTGGCTGCCATAGGAATCGGAATGCGCGGCGCGGCTTGTCGTGCCATTCAAGCCCCGCTTCTGCCGCTTCTTTTTCGCCAATAACGCCTTCGGCCTTGGCATCCGCTTCGCTAATATCCTGCAACCGCTCAACGCGAGCGCTGACGATTTCAAGCGTGATGCGAGATGCCCAGCGTGGCATGTGGATGGATGGCTTCCAGGATCGTCCGTAGCTTCCAGGCACAGTGCTTTCGCCCGGATGGTCTGCTCTATAAACGACATCTCCAGGCGAGTTATCTACGCGACGATTGCGGAACGCCTCACGCACCCAAAGCCGATCACCGGGCTTGCCGTAGGAGCAAAAACTGTAATCCCCGCTATTTACCTCGCCTGCAATCTCGCAGGGCGCAAGTTGACAGCCTGAGCCGTTGCGGTCTTTGGTCGGCTTAACGATCCGGCGTGTCTGCGTTTTTCGGCCTTCTAAAATGGCGTTGACCATATCGGACTGGAATAAAATCGGGCGTTCTTTCACGACCACTCCCCCTTGCGAACCTGTGTATCCCATGCCTGGATAGCTAAATCGCGCATAGCCGTCGCGTTCCGCTCAAACATGATGTCCATGAGGTACATTTCGTTCTCGGGCTGCTGCGCCCAGCGAATGAGGGACTGGCTCGCCCATGGTTGATCCGCCTCCAGGCAGTCGGTCGGAGTCATGTCCGCCTCTGGCGAGAACTGCGGATACCGGATGGCGGCTTGATCGGGTACTGCATAAGCCATGTTCATGTCATGCCTCCTGCTTGACTGCGTCGTACTGCTGGATGGCCCACACGATGGCGAAGCAGCACCAGAGGTAGTGGGTTTTCCACTGCTTGCAGTCGACTTCCCAAAAGTCTTGGAAGAGCTCTCTGCCGCAGATAGCTCTAAAGTCAATTGCTGCTCTAATAGCTGTAAGTTCTTCTTCTGCCTGGCTTAGCACTTCGCTTTCGACTTCCTCCCACGCTTCGGCTTTATCTTCTTCGTCCCAATCCTCAGTCGCGTCGTCGAACCAGTCTTTGATCTTCGCTTCGAACTTTTCAGGCACCCACTCGCGGGTGATTTCATTGGGTGCCACATGCGGCCCAGCCTGCAGCTTCTCTGACCAGTAACCGGGGTTGATGCCCATCTCGTCATTACGGAAAAACGCGAACATGTCCTCGATTCGCTGGAACACGTAGCACCCCATATCACCGCTGATGCACAGGAAGCCCGGCCATGTGGTGATGTTGAAATAACGGTCGCTGCTTTGAGGGCGGGCGCAGCGAAGGTGGCGATGCAGGCCGTCATCGTGAACGATCGTTAACTGGTGCTCGCCAATGGTTTCTTGGAAGCGCTCAAGGGGTGTTTTTTGAATTGCTGTCATGTCATGCCTCCCATAGCTGCAGTGGTGCAGGCGCTCCACCGCGACGCTTGCGGTACTCCGCCCAGCGGGCCGCGTTCTTGCCGCGTAGCTTCGAGGGGTCAAAGCGGCTACCCGGCCTGGGCTGTCCGCTGACCTGTCCACCTTTGGCGCGCAGCTGGGCGCGCAGCTCTTCATGTATTGCGTTCATGGCGCTTCACCTTCTTGATCAGTTTCGGCGGGTAGCCCAGGCGCTTGGCCGTGGTGCGGGCTAAGCGCAGGCCAAAAAAAACGCCCAGGTCAGGGCGTGGCGTGATGATGTCTCCGCGCTTCTCGCGGATCAGGTAGCGTGTCGTCATAGCTCCCATACCTCCTTAAGACGCTTGGCGTCCTCGATCTCGGCGCGCCTGTGGTCTGCCTGTATCCGTGCGCCGTAGAGACGCGATGCCGCGCACTCGTTGGCGTGGAAGGTGTCGGGGTCGTTGTGGCGGCGGGCGGTTTCAGTGCTGGTCATAAAACACCTCTCATAGAATTAGGCGCGCTGCCTGTTGTATCTGCGCCTCACAGTGCCAACTGTTAAAAGGAACCAAGCAGCGCGGGAATAACGTCGATGCAGCGCTATTCCAACTGGTAAGGATTACTTGACGGTTGAGCGCAGGCTGCGCAGGTGGTCGGCATACTCAGCGCTGTGCTTGGTGTTATCGGACACCGCTTGCTTAACCGCGCGGTCGTTGTACTTCTCTATCTGAGCGCGCAAATAAGCCGCATCTTGCTCTAACCACGAGATCGCGCTGTCTAGATCATCGTCGCTTTCGTAAACATGGCCTTTCTTGTCGGTGTACATAGGCGCTCCATTGAGGTGTAAAGGTTCGCTTTACAACTGCCGTAAAAAAGCCCGCTGGGCGCGGGCGAATGCTTGCTCTTGCTGAGCGGACACGTGATGCGGATGCATCCAAATACTGCCTGGGCCTTCCCGCCGCTATCCGTGGCAGCGGGCAAGCAGTATTCCGATGGCCCTTGGTATTCTCAGCGCCAAGGGCGGCGCTTTGGGCCGCGTTTACCCAGCGGATCGGGCTTGCTCATGCGGTCCACCCTCTGGCCCTGGATGCCACCACTCGTATTGCAGCAACGCCTTAATGGCGCCGACGCGAAAGCGTTTCGATTCGCCATGAAACCGAGCCTGCTGCCATTTCCCTGTTGCGCTATCCCACACCAGAACGCGCTGACCCGACTCAGGAAAATCTAGGTCCAATATGCTGCGCCATCCGTTCATACCGCTCTCCTGTGTAATCCGTGAAACATCGAGGTAGCGGCTGCCCTCTCGGGTACGACCGCGAATCCGCAATCTTCTCAACCGCTACGTCGATGCCCGCTCAGTGAACGGGCTGTGTTGCTGTATTCGTGAAGGGTGGCTAGTGCATATCTAGCCGCGGTGCCGGTTATTTTGACTGGCTGCCGGGAGCGGCCGCTGTGCCAGTCCAGAGTCCCGTCGCATTTCCTCGCCGACATTTCGCACCGCTATCAAGCGCTACCGTTAGCTCGTTGCAAATGAGCATTCACCCTTCCGAACGCCCACTCTTGCGAATGGGCTAATGGCACTGTCGCAGTTCCCGCGCCTTCTCAACCGCTTGCGATGGCAGTCAATCCGGTAGCTTCGTCGTTTGGGCTTGAGCTTCCGTCCAGCCTTGCTTAATCGCATTGCAGGCCTTCGCACGGTATATACAACGCTAGACGTACAGCTCTGTGCCCTGGTTGGTTGGTGGCACATCTAGCGAGGGTGGCGATGGATGCTTTATCCGCACACCCGAAGGTCGCGGCACGCATCGCCTCTAAAATCTCCCTATACGCTAGGGCGGGCGTCTAACTGGCCAGCGTTATCTCTCCACTAGGCTGGCGTTGGATACCCATCTCTGGCCGTGGCGGTTCTACCCGTTGGAGCGTTTGATGGGAGCAGATTGTTAAAGAGCCATGGCGGGCTGTCTGTTTCGCTGTGCGTCAGTGCCGCTGCCATGACTCAAATGTAAGCCATACTTACCTATGCCGTCAACACAAAAGTAAGCATAGCTTTCAATTTAAAGGTAAGCCCTTGTTTCAATAGCTACAAAAAAAGCCCGCGCAATGGCGGGCTTGGTTAGCTGTGCTTATTTTGAGGGGTTTTTACTGCCTTCGGAGGGTCATTTGTGCCATGACCACGCCAATGATTCGGCAATCTTCGGTGAAGTCCATGTATTGCTCTCGCCAATCCTTGTTGAGCACCTTAAGCATTGGGCCTACACCCGGTTCAATGATGTACCGTTTAAATGTGGCCTCTGCACCGCCATGCTGCTCGCACTGAACAACCACGTCATCACCCGAGACGGGCTCAACATCAGGATCGACAAAGATCAGTGTTCCCGGCGGGTACACTTCGATCATTGATTCGCCACGCACGCGCAGCCCAAACGCTCTTGGGCCGCAGGTCGGCGGCGCTGGATAGTATTCGAGGTCATCACCCACGGGGCAAAACGCCTCCGTCCATGCTCCGGCTTGCACCCAGCTTATCAGCGGCACCTGCCCCCGCATCTTGGGCGCTTCATCAAAATCATCCGTTTTGACACCTGATCCAGTAAAGAAATAGATCAGCGGCTTGTTCGTTGCGGTCGCTACGTTGCGCAGATTCTCCGCTGACGGACTAGTTCGCCCTTTCTCCCACTGGGCTACCGCCGGACGAGAAACGCCCAGCACGGCGGCTAGCTGCTGCTGTGTTAGCCCCGCCTCTTTTCTGGCTCGCGTTATTCGCTGCCCCACCTTCTCGTCTTCGGTCATGCCTTCACCAATAGGCGTGTAATTGCCTCTCAGTCTGAAAGCATCGCTTACATCTGGCAACGGAAGAATGCCTTGCCCGGCTGGGTAAGTATGGCTTACACTTTGACCAATTACGTTAAGCATGGATTTCCCTATGACCCCGGAACAAGCAATGCAAGAGGCGCTTCGCCTAGCTGGCGGCCCGGTTGCTCTCTCCCGATCCATCGGGATCAGCTCTCAGGCCATCTCCCAATGGAAGGTCGTTCCGGCAGCTCGGGTTATGGCTGTTGTGAAAGCCACCAAAGGAAAGATCAAGGCTAGCCAATTGCGTCCTGACGTGTTCGGCGCTGTTGCCGCCTAACCACACCCCCATTTTAGCGCCTCTCAAAATCACCTGAGAGGACAAGCAAAACAGGAGTTTAACCCATGGATTCATATACAGCAGGACTACGGGAAGCGGCCTTTGAGTACGGCGTCAAGAAGCTGGCCTACCAGCTCGATATGTCGGAATCGCGCCTCTACAAGAAGCTCGACCCCGACGGCCCGGTATCGCTGACCCTGGCCGACTTCTTCCGTATCAACCGGATTTTGAAAGACACGCGCTGCATCGATCGTGCGCTTGAAGACCTCGGCATGGTGGCCACGCCGATCAGCCAGGACGCGGACGCATTCGAAGGCGAAATTCGCGAACTGCTACTCGATCAGCACGAGCAAGCCGCCCGCTTTGTCGCCGCCGTTCGAGAGGCGAAACGCGATGGCGTTATCAGCAGCGATGAATTGGAGGAGATCAAGCGTCAACGCCATGAACTGGCGGTGTTCGGCAACACGGTCATGAGCCGCATCGAGGCGATGCACAAAAACGGGAAGACCGGCTTAACGGCGGTCAAGTAATGAAAAAGCCCACCAATTCGCTGGGGAGCGCGGCGGGCTTTCAAGAACACTTGATGAAGGAATTTAAGCATGGATAACGACGAACAGCAAGTTAGCCAGCACCAATGGGAACGCTACGAGTTCGCCAAGAAAGAGCGCCAAGCCATGCAGCGATCTGGCGCGCGACTCGTTGAGTCCTACGAACAGTTTATTGCCCGCATCACTCGCGAGCTGGGGATTTAGCCATGCAGTTCAACGTAAATATCAATCAGGCTAAAGCCCTCGATTGGGGCCTAAATGCCCAGCAAGCGATGCTGTTCGCCTTCGTTTATGAGTGCCCTTCTTGGACTAAGCCGGTCACCACTGACGATGGTGTTTTCTTCGCTCTGTCGAAGGCTAAAATCGTCGAGGAGCTGCCGCTGCTGACCGACAAGCCGGACACCGCTTATAGGCTGCTTAAAGCGCTGGAAGGCAAAGGAGTGATCGAGCTATCCAGCACCAACAGCATCACGCTTGTTCGCCTGACCGAAAAGGGTAAAACCTGGAACAAAAAGCAGGACGGTACCGATAAATACCCAAGCGATTCTGGTCGGAAAAAAATCCGAGGCGGGTCGGAAAAATCTCCGAGCCAGGTCGGAAAAAAATCCGAGCCTGGGTCGGAAAAATCTCCGACAAATCATGGTACCAGTAATCAGGATACCAATCATGATACCAGTAATCAGGAAAGCGACCTTCCTGACTGGGTACCTGCGGAACAATGGGCTGACTTCGTAGAGCACAGGAAACAACTCAAAGCCAAGCTAAGTGATCGCGCTATCAAGCTGGCCATCAAGGAGCTTGCCAAACTACGCGACGCCGGACACAACCCCGCCGAAGTGCTGGAGCAATCGGTCATCAATGGGTGGAAAGGCGTTTTCCCCGTCAAGACCAGCGGAAACGTTCACCCCTTCCCTGGCAAACCGCGCCCTGTTCACACTGGCCTAGCCAATGCCAATGCTGACGGTCTCCGCCAGCGAGCCGATGGAGCGTATTCGCTATGACCAGCCCACTCATGGGCGTGGTCGAGACGAGACGCGCCCACTGCGAAACCCACGGTGATTATGAGTCAGTGCTGCTCAACCTGGGCGAGCCGCGCTGGACTGACTGCCCTGAGTGCTCCAAGTCGGCCATTGCCGAACATGAGGCTAAGCGCGCCGCTGATCAGCCCGAGGAGCTGCGCCGCCTACAAGCCCAGGCCATGCTCGAAGCGGCTGGCGTACCCCGCCGCCTGCAAAGCGCGACGCTCAAAAGCTACGTCAGCGAGACCGATAGCCAACACGCCGCACACAAGCTGGTATGCGACTATGCCAAGCAGCTTGGCGACAAGCTCGAAACCGGCGACGGCCTGATCATGATGGGGAACATCGGTACAGGCAAGACCCACCTTGCCGTTGGCCTGATTCGCGTCGCGACCCGCACGCATAGCGTCAGGGCGCGCTACGTCACAGCTCCCACCCTGTTCTCGCGTGTTCGTGCGTCCTACTCAGGCAATGGCGAAACCGAAGCTGACATTCTGGCCGAGTTTGCCGATACGCCGCTGCTCGTGCTGGACGAGATCGGCGTAGGCAAAGGCTCTGACAACGAGCTGAACCTGATCTATGCCCTGCTCGGCCGCCGTTACGACGAATGCCGCCCTACGGTCATCATCACCAACCTCATGAGCGAAGACCTCAAGGCATGGCTTGGCGAGCGCGTCGTTGACCGCTTACGTGAGACCAG